TATAGGATACTGTGCAATAGGCATGATGTGGGAACGAGACTGGTTCATGCTTAAACTTAGTTCGGACTTTAGAAAAGGAATCAAATAATGAAAAAATTAAATTTATCAGAAGCTGGAGCTTTAGGATTAATCAAAATATCCACCAAGGCCGCTGCCCTATTGGCGGTTATGTCATTTTTGTTCGGATCTATATTCTGGGCTGCAGTTGATATTTTTGCTCTTTATTCAGAAAACCAGTTTACCGGACGTATGCGATCGTTCGATATTGAATATTGGGATTCGATTAAAGGAACAGCTTTTGTTCTTTTAACTGCATCATTAGCAAACGTTATTGGCTCCCGCGCGACATCAATGATCACAGGCGAGAAGAAAGGGAAGTAAAAGTGGCAGAGCTTATACTTTTTTCAGTAGTCGGCGTCGCGCTTGGCATCTGCAGTGAAAGATTGTTTTATTCAATTAAGTCGCGCTACGCAGCCGCTAAAGACAAAGCTGAATTCAAAAAAGAAGTTATCGAATCCTGGTCATACATGGAGGACCCCTCTGGGATGGACAAAGATCTAAGTGATTTATTGAATCAAGAAAATTTAAAAAATCAGCAAAAATCGATCGATAGCCATCCGGCCAAAAATGTAAATCTCGAATACAGCCATCTGTCCGGCTACCTGGAAGACCGGGCAAAAAAGACAGACAAGAAAAACAAGAGGAACAAGGCCAGCGAAGTAGACGAAATCTACTTGAAGTTCTGGAAGTAATGGCCCCAAGGGAGCTCAGCGCAAGTTTAATTGCGAAGAGCTCAACCCTGGAGCCTGCTCACTTAGTAATGAAAGGGGAAATTACTAAGTGAGCCCCGCTACTTTACCACACGATTTTAGCTGCGCGCAAGATTAAATTCACGTCTTCCACATGGACAGCAAACAACCCCACCCCCACCGGCCGAAAAAAATTTCATGGAACTGTTTGACGGTGGTGGAAGACTCTGCTATGTTTTCAAACCAATAGCCCGTGAACGGGAAAGGTACGAAAGTACCAACCAGCATTGACGTCAAAAAGTTGGAATAGAATTTATTGAAGACCTCGAGAAAATCGTTGGTCTAGTTTGCGACGTTCTGGATTCTGGGAATTAATTTAAAGTTCCCCCCAGACCCCCCTCAAACTTTATGTTATTTAGATCTTTCTAGTTACGTATCTTTCTACGTAATATAAGTTGTTAATCGATAACTTTATTATTATCAATTACTAATTATCGTTCTCGTAAGTGACATTTTAATATTTTCGTTTTTTATTTTTTGCCCATTTCTCACGGCTAACTATTGACGGTGGTGGAAGACTTGCAGTAAAGTGTTCCAATGGGTAGAAAAAAGGGATCAGTGAGCTCGCACACCAAGGAGCAGCTAGACGCAAGTTCTTCTGTTACGGCAGATATTAAAATAGAGATATTCGAATACTGGAAACTGCGCATGAATAAGACGCGCCCCATCATGGACGCAAAGCGCGAGAACAGAATTGGGTGGGCTATTGCCAATTACGGCGTAGAGGCCTGCAGAGAGGCCATAGAGGGGTGTCTAGCTTCCGATTGGCACATGGGCAAGAACCCCAGCAAGAAGTTCTACAACGACATCTCTCTTATCTTCCAGGACTCCAAGCATGTGGAGATGTTTATCGAGTACAACGAAGCCAACACAAAGAAGTCAGCTAGGGATAGTTGGGTAAATGAATAAGCTGGAGCTGGCCGACATCGTTGACCAGGCATACGCCACATTCAACGCGGCACTCCCTCAAGAGGAGTTACGGGAGAAGGCCGTATATAGAGCATGGTACGACGTACTCCATGACGTCGAGTACCAAGAAGCTAAGCGCGCAATTCTCGACCTAGCCGTCAAAACAGTATTCTTGCCAAAACCAGGAGACGTACGTCGTTCCGCAATAAATAGCCGTATTGGAATGACCCAATTCGATGACCCCTATGTTGCTTGGGGTAAATTACTTACCATATCCCACGAGATCAACTCCGGACAGTTTCCAACGCTGAAGATCTCAGAGGCCCTATCCATCACCCTAAAGAACCTAGGACCTGGCGCGTATGGCCTGCATACCAATGGAGACAGAGATATGTTCATCAGGGTGTACGATCATGTAGTGCAAGAGCTCAGTGCCACTCACTACCAGATACCAGACAACAAAGATTGCCCATGAATAATACCCTAAAAATAATATGCCTATTAATGTCTAGTGCTTGCATAGGGGTAATTTCGTTTAGCAAATATCCTTTGGTAATTATAATGTGCCTAATATCTGCCATAGCACTTGCAGTCAACGCACTGATACTGGGCTAATGTTCTATGCATGAAGCGGAACCCAGGAAGACCAGTAGTCGTCCCCACTAAGCCAGTAGTCACATTGACGCTGCGCGTAACAAGGGAATTCAAAGAGAAGCTTATATTCCAAGCAGAAGCAGTTGACCTGACGCTCACCGCCTACATACAGGCCTTGGTAGAGCGCGATGGGTCGTAAAGCATCTAAGACAAAACATCTAGATTCCTATGTAACCCTCAACATCCGTATGAAGGGTAGGCAAAAGAACGAGATTATCGACTATGCGCGCAAAAAAGACATAGCTGTCAATGACGCTGTTCTGTACGCAGTGTGGGATTTCATTAGAAATGAAAAGAATATCCCCAGTCCAGGCCCTGCGCAGTTCTCAATTCCCACAATAGAAGAAACAATTCTTGCATATGTGCGCGGAGAAACACTCTTAGAACCGTGTGGTAATAAAAATTGTGCAAAAATAATTACCCAATTAAATGATATGCAATTTTGTACGACTTGTAATTTGCGTATTATGTAATTGTCAACAACAAAAATGCGAAAAAAATGATAAACCCGGATCGGCGCAAGCATTTCCGGTTTTTTAAAGAATGTGCCTCATAGGGTGGCCTTGATAGCAAATAGCCTTTTGCCTAATGTTCGACCTTCTTTGTCAGTTTTGCCACATCTGTGCGAGCGTTGGTCGAGTCGGCTTAATCTTTCGCCTTCTCTGTTCTGCTGCCAGTTGCCTGCTAGTCAGTCCTGCCCATACCCCATGCATATCTGCTGCTGGGAACTCCAGTGCGTACTCTAAGCATTGTTCTCTAACAGGGCATGTTTTACATATAGCTCGTGCTTGAGCAATATATGTTATGTCCTTATGTTTCTTGGGGAACATTAGTTCCGTTTTTCCTTTGCACGCAGCACGACCAAACCAATCTTTTTTAGGTATAGCAAGGCCAGACAAAGGTGGAGAACTATTATTGGGTAATTTTTGTTCCCTGTTTATATCTTTGTTTTCCATCAACACGTCCTAAGAAAAGCACACTATTTATATGTTCTTCTCTTATTACTACTACATAAACATAGGGACGTGCCTGTCTAGTATTTATATGGATCTATTCGTAATAGAAGGTATTTAGTTCTAAGGCTGTAGGGGGATTTGTCACATGCCATACGTTTGTTACCATTACATAGCGAATGCCCCTTTTCGCTGGAACAGTTCCGTGAACTTGATGTCCGGTGTCCATTATCACTAGTCTATTTGGCTGATATTGGATGATCTCTTTTTCCGTAACAGAAGAAACGCGCACGCCGAGGGTGCTTTCTTCTAGTGAGTGCTCTGAGCCGTCCTCGATAACAATAGGGTAAATAACAAATTCGCCCTCTTCTATCTCGCTTGGCTGTGGTCCGTAGTAGACAGAACCGATAAGTGGGCCGGAAAATTTTTTCGTGCGTTCGTATAGGAAAGTGTCCTCGTCAACATGAGGAGCCAGCCATTGGCCTGGAGTGAAGCTTCTTGTCCAGTATTCAATTCCACAGAGCTCTTCTAATGGGAAAGGGAGCCGATGTTCCCATATCTCCTTGATTGCTCGCTTCTTTGGAGTATCTGCTGGAGATTTACCCCATCCGTCCCAGAACATAAAAGGGGCGAATGTGCATTGTTGTTCGTCGTCGGCGTAGTGATAAGAGTTTATTTCCTGCGCTATTCGGGCGTCGTCTCCCATGCTCACAGGAAAGAACCCTGAGGAGTTGAGTATTTCTTCACACATCGTCTGGGATAAAGCGTTGTCTATTACTAAGTGATCCATACTGGATAAATTTATCAGAGATATGACGTTCTGCGCGCACCCTCTGTCTTGGCTTCGTTTGGCGATTGATGCAGAAAGATTATGTACACAGAGTTTTTGGTCATGTATATCATGCCTAAAATCAACAGGATATTGTAATATTTTCTGCTGAAAAAAGTTGTCATTGATCTGTTTTTTGGCAGCAAACACCAAATCAAATTATGGTTTGGTGCAAAACTGTGAAAAACAAACCATAAATAGTCAAAAACGTCTTTTATTTATTGTTTTTGGGCACTATTGGTTTATCGACTTCTTGCACGATAGTTTGGTACGGAGCACCAGTGTAAGGATCGAACCTAGCTGCTGTAGCTATTGCTTTCAATGCAACTTTCCTGGCAGTAGCTAGAGTTACCTTCCCCTTTGGCATTAATGCGTGCATTGCCCCCAGAGCGAACTGAGAACCACTTCCTATGGCAAACAAGCCGTTAGTATCAGATATCCAGGAGTAGTCACTATCGATTACATATATGATTCCGTTGACGGCCATTATCACAGTAGATGCATGCTCTGCCATATGCTTCTTTTCGTCTTTGTCGGGGGTGGCGTAGCCTTGCTCTTCGAAGCATTCCCTTAAAGCTGGGATAAATTTAACCGTAACAAAGTGATCGAGCTTCTTCCCTCTGATGGCCGGAGGTGCTGCCGGAGGCTGGAATGCGTGATGAAGGATGTTTATCGCCCTCAAATCTCCTGCGGCCCCAACTATGTAGCGCCCGTTCAGAGCCAATTTGCTGTTTGACTCTTTCAAACTGAAGAACTGAGATACAAGACCTTTGTCCCCCTCTACCTCTGATATACGAGAGTCTGCAGAAATAAGACAAAAACCATCTCCTTGAATGCCAATGATAGTTGTCATATTGTTTCTTCCAAACTGTATATCTTTAGGAGTTATCTCTTTTTTCTTCACCCATCATCAATGCAAGAACCTTCCTAAGACCTTCGAGCTTATCTGGATCTATCCCTACGTCCTTGACAATAGCCCTACCGAGGTCCGTAAGCCCATAAAGCCACTCACCTTCTTCGGTGATGCTCTTTACTTCAACTAGTCCAGCTTCTTGCATTTTCTCTAGGTCGGCAATTATTCCTGCTACAGAGTCATCGTCTTCTGTCATACTGCTGTATATTCTTTCCCTCTGAAGATTCCTCGACCCTGGTATATCCACATGGGCTCGTAGTTGAACCATTCTTCTCCAACCCCGACCGGCTGATATGTAACTACTCCAAGTCCTTGTTGCCAGTTTTCTGCCCCTTGAAGGATCGGTCTACCGAACTCATCCATGCCGGACTTTACTGAAGGAACCGCCCCATCGACTCTGCATAGGCAACCAGGGCTTGCAGCCATGATCGTCCGTGGGCCCTTGTCTGTGCGCCTTGTTCTATATGCGTACTCATTGCGGTGAATGTGCCCGTAGATCACGGAAATTCTTTCGTTATCAAGATACTTCTTTGTTGTTGAGTTATTTGAAACGACGCGATCTCCGTGTACGACCATAAGGTTGGAGTTAATGTAATGAGCAGACTCTGGATACCCTGGAAGGTACTTTATGTTGAATTCGTCCATTCGGCATAGATATGGAACGGACATGACTGGCCAGCCATCGCGATATCCGTCTGTCTTTCCTCTGGTTATTCCAAAGGCAGCCTCAGCGTTTGCCTGGATGTATCTAGCTAATCGCGCTTCATGGTTTCCTGCAATCCACACTATTTCTGCATTTGGTGCGGCTTTTCTCAATTGAGAACAAAGTATCGTTGCTCGATCGATTGCTGCTTGTACTAGCTGCTTGAATGGGGCCGCTGTTAAATACTTACCGAATTCAGCGAAGTCCAGGTTGTCCCCCACGAGAACAACCTGCTGTGGGTTCATATCCTTGATGACTCCTAAAGCAACAGCGATAGCATTTTCGTCATGTATGGGCTCAAGGTCGTAATCGTCAAGAGATTTCCTGTAATAACCAATTTGGATATCAGGAACCACTACGGCCGTATGCCACCCTTTTGGTTCTTCGGCTTTTATCTTTGGATTGTCAATTTTTATGGCCGGACCCTGGGTCACCATCGGCCACTGTGGCCCACTTTCCCAAGATGGGCTAAATTGAATAGCCTGAAGATCGTGAACTTCTGTTTCCCCTAGATCATTTTTCGTGACAGTTTGATAAAGAGAAATTCTATTTATTGCCCCGACTTCCGATGGGTCAATACCCTTTCGGGACAACATCTCGGCAATGTCTCCCATTACCTTTTTTGTGTGAGTCTCCTTATTGGACTGATCGGTAATTGCCTCTAGGCTATTTTTAAGGGACTTACTCATTGTTGTTCTCCTGATTGGCATCCGTTTTATTTAGACAGCATTTAGGTGAACTGCCCGGGGACAAGAAGCATTGCTTTCTCTGTGTGCCGAGAAACTCTCTACTAATCTTGATTCCTTCGTTGTTGAGAGTTCTGCAGAGCACAGTCGTAGCGACGTTACTTCGCAGAGCGTTGGACAGCATTTCAGCTGTTTCTTTATCTAATTCTCCAATGAGTTTGCCAAGCTTACACTTGTCCCCATCATTATTTTTCATAAGGTTTAACAGAGCATCCTTGAGCATTTACCACCAACCTGCTATTGTTTGATATGTGAAGCACCACAACCAAACCAAGAGTTATCTCAGTAAGAGTCGCAGTGACATCACAGATAGTACACCATTAAATGACAGTCATGTTGTTATCCTATGAAAAATCAAAAATCAGAAGACATTAAAAAAGCAATCTCGGAAGCTATCGCGATTAACGACGGCTCCAGTGACCTCGCAGTAGAGAAAATACTCAGGACCCTCGACAGGAAAAAAGTTTTACGGTATCACCGTGAAGACGCCATTTCGCTCCTGTCAACAACAGGGAGAGTGTTGATCGCCCTCATAGAAGATCCTACGATGACGATAAGGGCGATTTCTGTTTATCTTGACCTAAGTGAGACAATGATTGACAAAACAGTGAAGAGTCTTATTGCTGCTGACCTTGTTTCAAAAACAAAAATAAACCGGCATAATTTATACAAAGTAAATTTAAAAGCCGTTATTGATCAACCTGACATGCAGCACATTACAGAGATAATTAAAACAATTAGTGAAACCCAAAATCTCAATAGTGAAGTTGCGGAACGCGATCCTTGGTAATATCATGCGGGATTAATGACGCAAAACAAACTTAAATACAATTCTAGAAGATACACAACTTTGTGTTACGCCAAGATGATACAAAGACCATTTTCGAAAGATAATTTAAAAAATTGCCTTACCGGGACGTGGGATGGAAGAAGCTACGCCGATATGGCCAGAAGCCTTGATTTTTTAAGTAAATCTGGATTTTTGAAAAGAGTAAACAAAGATCAATGGCAGATAACGGAAGACGGAGAATTTGCTATATTCGAGACAGCAAGGCGCAGCAAACACATCAGGAAAAGTCTAAAGGCTGAGGAAATGTCTGATCAGCTTTTAATGCTCCGAATTGGACGTAAGCCAAGCCTGAAAAACCTCATCACTTAATGGCATGAACCATAACTGAGAAGATTCTGGATTTTCTTTTTCCCCGATAATTGTCCAACATATTTCCATATTTTGGCTTGCCATACACACGCCGCCGTTGCAATCCATGCCATAGCGCGATATGAACCACTGGACAAGACATTCGCCGTGCGAGTTTAAGCAATCAGCGCTTGGCTCCGAGGCGGGACAAACGATATCCATAATTTCAAGGTCTGCTCTGTTGATGCGCAGGCTCAACACATGGTGATCGTTGTGCCAGATTTGCTCAATCTCTTGTCTTTGATTCATTTGTTAAGTCCGGCCAACTTTAGATAAATTTTAATTTTTAAATACGTTTTTGCTTATCTCGCTCAAGTTTAAAATAGCATAATTTTTCTGGATCATGGGATAGTAGTAGTTCCAGATTTGCTTTCTTTGCGTCTGTCCATTATTTCTTTTGTTCTTTTTCCCTGGTCAGACCCTTGATCTGATACATCACCGCGCTCGTATTTCTTAAAAACGTTATTTATTTCACTAATAGTTAGCTTTCCGTCATCAAGGAATGCCCGTGATAGTCCTTCAACTACACTGGCTACACCAGCAATACCAGCCATAAATACAGCCTTCCACAGGGGAACTCCAGCTACAGCTCCGGCTCCGATCACGCCAAGACCAGAGGCTGCAAAGGTTGCAAGGATGCGCATCAATATGTTGGTGCATAATTCTTTTTTCATAGCCATATCATGCTCCTTTTCTGCTTTTTTTGGAATCCGAGAAAATTCCACGAATTGACATGATTATCCAGCCAAGCAAGACGATAAAGAGAGCAAGTTTTATTCCGTTCGACGAGCTGCTCCCGGTCTCTGGAAGAATCCCGTGCGAGTGCTTTGAGTGGTCATGAACGGTAGTCTTTGGGGATGAAGATATCCCGAGGTCTGGTACTGGAGATAATTCTGTGGTGGTCGTCACTTCTTGTGGCAATGGCAAAATTAAATATGCCGTTGTCGTTGTTTGAACAACTTCTGGCAGTGTTGTTGTTTGTTGCAGTACGGAGGTCGTTGTACTACTGGTTGATGTTGTAGTCACTATGGGTGGAACAGTAGTTACTGGAGGATTCCAGCTAACAGTTGCCGAAACAGTTTTAGCCACACCATTGACTGTTGCTGTAGCCGTATAGACAGCAGTTCCCTGAGAGTTTGTTCTTACGGTTATTGTTGCTACTCCAGAAGAATTAGTCGTAGCGGTCAGAGTGCTTCCAGCGTCAGGACCACTGCTAACGGTTATTGTTACCGTTACTCCAGCTTGAGGTACGCCAGATATTGTCTGAGCCGTAGCGGTTATGGTTAGATCTTCACCAGCATTTGGACTTGTGGGACTAATAGCTAGAGTGAACGAGCTTGGAAGCGAAACCGAGCCACCGCCTATTGAAACTGCTTTTCTTGTTGATGAAGCAGATGGGTATGGATAGTCAACAAGCGTTTTAAGTGTTCCAACGTTTCCAGTAAAATAACCATGCCAACAGGCAGCTACTTTTTCATTTGTGAGCCCAAAGTCAGCAATGCCGTCAGCGGTCGCGTCTGGACCACCATTACATCCACCGTTGTTATAAGCGGCACTTGGAAGTAATGCGGTCAACCAACCATACGTTCCCATGTTCGCGAATAATCCACCACCTGAGTTTACGAAGTCAGCGATAACCTCAGCATTTGATGTGAACACCGACTCGACCGCCGCTGGTCTACCCCAGTTGTCTGGAATCCATATAACAGCAGGCTTTAGCGTATTTATAGTAGAGAAGAATGTGGCCACATCCGATGCAGAGTTGTAAAAATTTACAGTTGGAGCAGTGATGAACTGGCCGAGATACTTTGTGGTTAAAAGAGTATTCCAGTTGCCACCACATGAGTTGCTTGTTCCGTTTGCTCCCAGAACAGCAATCGCGCCGCTGTTCTGGTTTGTTGCGCCTTCGTGTGTTTTCTTCAGAACTTGTGCAATATACCCCCAAGTTCCTTCTCCCCCGGAGTGGCAGACGGGATCCATTCCGTCAAGAACTATTGGACCACCAGTTCCAGAAGCATTAGCAACACTGGTTATAGAGAGGCTTTTTGGTATAGAAGATTTTGAAACTAAAAATAATCCTAATAATATAAATGATATTAAAAAATATTTAAATATATTATTTTTTGTTTTTTTATTCATTTATTTCATCTTTTTCAATAACCCACGTCACGCAAGATTTTGAGCAGTAAAGTTCGTCTTTGTATTGTCGAAGAATACCCTTACTTGTTTTTTTGCCACAAAGCAGGCAGCGACTCATTGTTGCTTTATTCATACTCACGTACATAACAATTTCGCCTTCGTTTTTCTTTTTAACTGGGGCGTTGGTATTGGTTATGTTTCTTTTTGCTGGTTTATTTGCCATTAGACATCACCTTTTGCGTGGTCTCGAATATGTTCATCAACTTTTGCTTCCGTACGTTCAACGCCTTTTTCCACTCTGTCAATAGATATCCCAAGCGTTTTACCTAGGTTCTCAATCTTGTCAACAACAAAGTTGTGGTCGGCCTTGTTCTCTTCCCATCTACCTTTGCTGGAGCGTCTATCTTTTTCAATCAACGCGATAGCAACGCCACCAAATATGCCAATCAAAGCAACAATTATTGCCTCCATCGGATTATTTTCCTTTTGCGGCTTTTGCGGCTTTTTTAGCTTCGTTAGCCTCGAAGCGAGTTTTTACTGCTTCTGGAGTTGCATCGCCACAAACGTACTGCCAATGCCAGTTTTCAAATTCTGGAGACTTTGGGTCATCACTTTGGAGATAAAAACCATACTTTGGAGCATTCTCGCAAAGCCAGTTAAGTACTTCAGCTTTTGTTACATTGATATCAATCGCTAGACCAAGGCCATGATTTGAGCGACCAGGACTAGACGATGGGCTCATCTTTGGTTTCAAGTACCAAGTCTTTCCATCCCAAGTTCTCGTTACTTGTGGCTTTCTGCCACCGTCAGTGGTCGAATAGCGCTCCTTGAACATGGCGAGTTGCTGTTCGTATGAACGGTAATCACCGATATTCTGTAGTTTAAAGCCAGCTTTTTCAGCATCGTTGAACATTTGGTTGAAAGCAATTCCAGCCCAACGCCAAAATTTTGCACCATTTACGGAAGTTGTAAGCATTTCTGGGGTTAACTTCCCAGTTTCGTCCTTCATTGAAGCCAGTTCTTTTGGAAGAACCATTTTTTTGTAAGGGTACTTGGGGGCCATTTTCACTCTTTTCTGTCGGACTCTGCGAAGCATTGCCGCTCTTTTCTGCAATTATTTGTGCAACTTTAAATATTGTACAACAAGAGTGAGTTGATAAAAATTACAATTTATTAATCGTCTTTAGAACCGTCTAAAAGTTTATATATATAGTGAAGCATGCCACCGGTGAGGGTTAGGTAAAGAGCGATTTTTTGAGTGTCACCGGAAAGCGTAATTATCACAATAACGCTTCCGACGATTGTCCATATTAAGTCACCAGTTATGGTCCATAATTTTTTTAGAAATTTCATCTCATCCTCCACGACGCCTTCTAGGCTTCCCACCATCGCTGCTTCCCCCAGATGGAGCGCCACCGCCACCTCCAGAAGAACCACCACTGCCAGGGGAGCTCGGACCAGATGACGGAGCTGCCGCAGCAGAAACTGCTATTACAGATGATACAACAGTTACAGCAACTACAGTTCTACGTTCGCCAACACTTATGCTTGAGTCTGTTGGCACATAGGTGTCAAAGGCGCCATCAAAGACGTTTATCTCCTCTTCAAAAGCTTCTTTGATTTCTGTTGGGGCGTTTTGCACTGCTTCAACAATTTGCTGACCCTGCTCGTCTGATAGTTCACCTACTGGTATTTCGTTGAATATCTCAGCAGCCGCATCAGCAGAAATGCTTTCAAGTACTTTCTCGCTTGTGGCCAGTTCTGTTGCTTGGTCTTCTGTAATCCCGTTTTCAATGATGCTGTCAACTGCAGACGAAACCTGCTCTTCCGTTACGGAGTCTCCTTCGAGGATTCCAATAACTTCCGTAAATTGCTCAGCAGATAAGTCAGAATCAAGAACCGAGCTGATTGCTGCGTCAAATTGCTCATCGCTGAGTGACTCATTAAATATTGTTTCAAGAACAGCAGTAAACTGTTCATCAGTCAGTGGTTTGTCTAGTATGTCTGATATTGCTGCACCGAGTTCTTCACTGCTTAGTGCGGCTGTGTTTATTTGGTCAATCTCTTCGCTTGTATCTAGCGAAAGTTCTGGCGTAGTTTCTTGTGTCGGCGTTTCATCTTGGGGGACTGTTTCTGGTTCAGGTAGCGAGTCTTGAACTGTAGATTCTGTGAAATCTCCTGGTCCGACATTTTCCTCCTCAGTTATGGGGATAGTCTCTGGAACCGTCTCCATCGTTGTGGTTGTTTCTCCTACTGTACTGCTTGTAGTTCCAGTGTTCGGTAAAGGAATTGTTGTAGTTATTTCTGGTTCTTGAATTACTTCAGTAGTTGTAGTTGTATTTTCACTTGTAGTGGTTTCTAGTTCTGTTGTTGTGCTTTCCGGTTCGGTTGTTGTAGTTGTTGGCGGAGTTGGGTCAATAACAATTACATCAACATTTACTTCTGGTCCATAGACACATGGACCTACTCCTTCAGCAGAAAAACAACTTTCATTTCCTGCTTTAATACCAAAACGAACCGGTCCAAACCCAGTAGTTCCAGAGAACATATATTCAGCAAGCGAATAGGTAGTTCCTTGGTTAGTCCAAACTCCCCAGCCACTTGATGTTGTTCCACCAATCTCATCAAGGTCGTAGAAGGTAACGCCATAAGCATAGATATCTAAATTGCTAGCCTCTGGCGCGTCCCAGTCAAGGTCTACGCTTCCATCTTGATTTGACGTGGCTGTTAGATTTTGAGGCGAGTTGAAGTATGGAGCCAAAGTAGTTGTTGTCGTATACTGTGATTCGTTATTCTGAGTGAATGCTTCTGCTGGAACAATCGAGTAACCTCCACCTTGGTTCCATGCAAGCTCTACCCAGTTGCCGCCGCCGTTTTCATAGAACCACAAAGTTATTGATTTTGGTACTCCAGCAGTAAAGTCAATAGGCGTGCTTGGATTTCCTCCGCCGCCCTTGTCAACCCAGTTATTGTCAACTAGAACATTATCAATGTAAAGCTTTGTTCCATCATCAGCGCTCGGGTAAAAAGTAATTGTTTCCGTTGTGGGAGAAGTAATGTATCCTTCGTATTTGACTATGTAGTCGTCATAAAGTCCACAAATGCTATTGCCAAAGTCTTGGTTGATATCTAAGTACGAAGTAGTACATTGAACTGGTCTCCCGGATACGGACGGAAGAGGCGGAGACCCGTTATATCCGAAGTTGTCGTAAATGGTTACTGCAAGTCCTGGTTGAACATCTGCCCTAACATCATTTGGATTAATCCAAGCAAGGATAAGTGCAGGCAGAAGTATCCACGCGCCAGGGCGCAATTTTATTTCTTTCCCACCAATTTTCAATCTCTGTCCTCCGACAGAGACAATTTTACAGCAAAATAATTTATATTATTGAATTAAATTTGTCTGTCTTGAATGTTTCTTTCTTCAACAGGACTAAGTCTTCCGGCGTGAATTACGTTTACGTCTTTCCTTACCCAAGTCATTCCATACGTATCTTCCATATTATTTACTCCCTCTCTTCTGAGAAGTCTTTCAGCTACTGACTGAAAAGATGGGTCATCACTTAGATTCAACCAAGAATTATGAAACCACGGCAAGTCATAAAAGGCTGGAGAGTTAACGAGTAAACAACCAGCAGTCGTCCAGTGTTCTTGTATAGGAGGGTTGCTACTTATTACTTTGCCCGATAGTCCATAAGCTCCAACATTTGCACCAACTAAAGGTCTGTCCACTTCAAGCATTTTTTCAATAATTTCAGCAGTCAAAACGATGTCGGAATCAACATAAAGAACGGCTTGGTAGTTTATTACTCCAATGTTTTCTTCAGTGCAATCTTCTCCCCAATGATGTCCAGATGTAACCCTATGTCTTTGAGCGAATTCTCTTATGAGATTCCTTCCAGTTTCAATCCTTATCCACCTATTCCCAGAATTGACTTTTGGCTGCATATCGTTAATTGAGTAAGTCCAGTAATCACCATTGACTTCTCTCAGTGCTTCAATTACGTCAACGAATGGTTCAATTCCCCTGTGGTCAAGTTCGAAAGCAGAAAACCATTTTACATTAGGAAACTTATTAATTATTTCGATTCGGTTATTAATCCAAGATAAGTGTTCCTTTGCATCACACTTCCAACCGACCAATGGAGTCCCAATAACAAAATGTTTTTCATAGTCAATTGGTTTAATCATTTGATTTCCTTTTATTTAGAATTACTGCTGACATAGAGAGTGGGTTGCTTAATTCACCACGATGATACACTTCTAATAATTGAGCATTTCTTGAGATGTATTCTGATTCTTCATTTGTGGCATAGGTAGAAAGCCACCCGTCGTCTTCAATTTGTTTAAGTAGTTCAAAAGTCGACTTTTCCTCACCTTCCCTGTATCCAAGCCACCAAGCATGCAGGTCCTCAATTATGTAAATTTTGCAATATGGAAACAGAACGGAAAAAGATGTTTCCATAGATCTTGGCGTATGGGCTCCATCGTCAAGAATCACATCGTATTCTCCAGTAATGGAATCAATTACCATTTGGCGATTAGCCTGGTCAACAATTTTTAATTCGCAATTTTTAATTGGTTCGCATTGCTCTATGTCCCAGCCTTCAATAACGCATTCGCTCCTCAACCATTCGCGCCATGTCTTGATTGAGGAACCACCCTGGACGCCTATTTCTAAAAATTTTAATATTTTATTTCTATCTAAATATCTTTGATAAAAATCCATATACTCGTGATAGGTGGACTTGTCCGTAGAATTTTTTAACCCAATCTCATGCAGTGATAATTCACTCATAAGCAGCTTCCAGTTCCTGTACAAAATCAGAACATACGCCGTAATAGTCGTGTGCTTTTAGGCCGATCAAGCCTTCTGCCCTTTCAGGAAGAACAGATATACAAAGCCTTGAAGCAATTTGACTGCCAGGGTAAGCCCAAACAAAACTGCGACTCGTTATCGTGTATGCGTCAATGTTATGAAAGAAGCAATGATAACCCATATTCATAGAGTGGTCTAATGATTCAAAATCTTTACAATGGATCCATAAGCTGCTCGAATACATTTGCAGCCATTTATCTTCTATTTTATACTGCGGCTCATCGTGCCCAAGGTACATTTTGCCCAAGTGCGTCCTGAGGTCTATTTCAACATCAAAACCTTTTTTAATTGCATCAACCACATATTCTGGTGAATTTTCTAATTCTCTGTTAATTCCAGTCAGGTTACCCCTGTGCGATATAAATCTCATTTTTCAACCTGTACCCATATCCAGTTTTTATGGTTATCCCCAGGGCCAGTTTGCCTAATGTCAGACCTGTAGTTTTTATATCCAAGCACGTTTGTTAGATCGTCAATCAACTCAGATTCATCTTTTATACTGACATCAGCGTGCCCATTCGTGCTGCCAGCATCGTAATTGTTGTCGTAATATGAGGCAGTTGGAATTTCTCCCTTACCACCATAGCCCATTTGAAAGCAAAGCCGCCCCCCTGTTTTAAGAACTCTATGGATATCAGCAAGTATTGCTAATCGTATTTCGTGAACACATATGTGTTGAAAGCATATAACAGCAAAAACAACATCATAAGATTCTGACTCAACTTGAGAAAGATTATCTCCGGATGTCGTGAATAGAAGTGAATCACGGATCCCATTATGCTCAAGATTTATTTTTGCTTTTTCAATATTTACACTTGATATGTCAATGCCATCAATACGCTGAAACCTCGTGGAAAACTTAACTAAATTTCTTCCAGGACCACAACCGTATTCGAGTGCTAAAAGTCCATTTGTTTCAAAATCTTTAAATAAATAGTTATCGTAGTCGCTCCAGTTATTGTGCGCATCATATGAACCAACAACTGGGTCTCTAAAATTTAAGGTCCACTGACTTGCATATCCGTCGTAGTACGAGTTCTGCATATCTAGATAGTCTTTTTTGTCTTTGCTCATTTATTGTTCTCCAAGTAATAGTTGAGGTCTTCTGGGGTCCCTATTCCCCACATTTTTGGCACTTCTTTAATTCGAATCTTTTTCTGGTCGTTTATTGCTTCATTGAACACTGGGCAAACATAAAACTCATTATTGGTTCTAATATTTTTTTCTATCATCTGGTTTGCATATTTGACATAATCTGAACCGTGTTTCCAGTAGTAAATGCCAACAGTGGCATTATCTGAGATTGGATTTTTTTCTGCTACCTCACTAACCAATCCGTCATCGCCAAGCTTCGCATAAGACCATTTCGGATGAGTTGCCTTGAACGTAAGGATTCCACCATCAACACCTTCTGCCCCAAATGCGTAAAGGCACTCATTGCTGTCCCAATCAACTATCTGGTCGGAGTTTGCCATAAGCAATGGCTCGTCGTTATCTATCAAGCCAGATGCAAGTAAAGTCGTACAAGCAGCGCCCTCTGTCATCCCGTCAACTAGGACAATGTCGCACCCTGGCTTAATTAATCCAAGAACTTGTTTGAGATTATATTTCTCATAATGTTCTTTTTGAACCAAGAAAATAAAGTGAGCATCAACATTAAGATTCTCAACAACCACCTGAATCATTGGCTTCCCATTGACTTCAATTAATGGTTTTGGAAATGTATATCCAGCCTGTGCAAATCTAGAGCCAGCGCCAGCCATCGGTATCAAAACGTTCATTTTTTCATTTCTCCATGCAACAGGTTTCTTGCCCCTGTTTTCTATTTCTTCAACAAAGCGCATTAATCGCTCTTTATTCAAATCGCTAGCATTCTTGATTGCGTGCAGGTTTGCTCCAGAACTTAGCGCACCCTCCCTGCCTATATGTGAATCTTCAATAATTATGGTATTTGCAGGGCTTGCGTCCGATGAAACCATGCATTGCCAATACATCTCCGGATGTGGCTTATGGTTCCTGACGTCTTCATTGCTCATGATGTAGCTGACATACTTTAGTACGCCGATTGCATCGAGCGCTGTGATAACGGTTTCCCTTATCGCGTTTGATGCAACAGCAATTTTCCACCCCTTTTCTTTGAGGGTTTGCATTATGTCTATAGCAACATAGTTTTTAGGAAAGCCAGAAAGTATTGTAAGGGTTGCTTTTTGTTTATCTTCCCATATCTGTTGATGAAAAGAACCGGAAAGTCCTTTCTCTTCGGTAAGCATTCTTAGCTTCGTTGTTGTTCCCAGGCCGTCATATTTGGAAAGATGTTCTTCTTGTGAAATAACGTATTTTGGGTCTACCCTACTCAGGGCAATATTCAAAGAATCAAAATGCACATCTCTTGACTCTATTAGTACACCGTCAAGGTCGAAAATAACAAGAAAATTATTTTTCATCTGGGTTTATCCCCGCATGTCTGTGCCACTTATTGTGGCGAACAATACTGTTTTTGTTGCACTTCATTACGTACTTGTCTCTAATACGAAGTGACCACTCAACATCCTCTGCTTCGTTCCATCCACGAGATTCGTCAAGCGGCTCTTCTAGCATTACGTGTTTTTTGACAATAAAGAATCCACCAGATATATACATATATTGAGTTTGTGACCAGTCGTCATAGTCAAGACTCCATGCCCTACCGTGTCCCGGCTTATCCCACAACGACCAGTCCATTGGGTTTCTTGCGCCATTTATAAGATACTGAGGGCAGGAACACACATCCCAGTCGGTTCCAAACTTTGTGAATTCTTCATACCAATCATCGTTAAAAACATGATAATCGTGCATTATCACTAAATTTTCATACTTGGCAGCCCGTGACAGAATGTTTTTTTTCTTAGTTATCCATAAAGGTTTTACTGATTCGTCAAAATCTAAAAAAATTACTTTTTCGTTTTGATGACTAAAATCTTTTCTTTCCCCACCAATAATTAATATTTCATAATGTGGAATTGACAAAGAAATTATATTTTCTATAATTTGCTCAAGGCGGGCAGTGTCCTGGTATCCAGTAACGATGCAGAAAGAAAAATTGATATCCACTTCTATTTACATTTCCATCTCTAATATTTCCCGCATTGTTGTTTCCCATTCAGGAGCCCTCGCTGACATAGAAAACTGTTCTAGAACTTCTCTGTTTACTATCATCTCGTCACGCCTAAGCCGATAATCCAGTAGGTCTGTTAGGTTTGCTTCCCATTCCGCATCGGTTCTTGCAATTCTCCCTATTCCTTGCGAAGCTAGGAGCTCATATTCAGGGAGGGCCGAGGCTACAAATGGCACTCCAGCAGCTGCGTACTCAAGGCCTTTGAT